CAGATAACGCAGAAATAAATGGTGGTGATCTAGTTTTACGCAGTGATTCAACAGGCGCAGATACACAGTTCATAAGATTTGAAAATAAAAATGATAACTCCCGAACTTCATTTATTGAAGCTATTTATAGTGATGATGATAAAGGTAGTTTAACCTTTGGTACTTCTGGTCTAGTAGATAACGTACAAACTGATGCTAAGAAAATGCTAAGTCTGTACCATCATGGCCTTATTTCTATGTACAACAAAAATAACGCAAGATATTTTACCTTTAATGAAGATGGTCGTGTTGGTATTGGCTCTGGCTCAAATATTATTAATGCGCGTGGAACATCAGAAGCCTTAAATATTGCAGGTTCAGTTAGAACTGAGGGTGGTGATCTTGTACTTGAATACCGTAATGGAAGTCAAGGCGAAGTAAGTTTTACAAAAAGGGATGATGCTAACAATTCATATAGACAATCTTATATAAAACCAGAGTTTTTTGCAGATGCAGATGATGGTAGTGGTTTAGCTTTTGGTACTGCGCCTATTAACGCAAGCACTTATAGCGATAGTATAACTAGAATGTTTATTGATGCGGCAGGTAATGTAGGTATCAATAGTACACAGCCATTAGAAAAGCTAGATGTTGTTGGTAATATAGCAGTAAGTGGCACAGTAGATGGTGTAGATATTGAAACACTAGGGGCTAACGCTATTGTCGATGGTGATTTCACTACCGCAGGAATAATGACTACAGATGGCTCTGGTGTTTACTCAGTAGACTCTAGCACCTATGCAACTGAAACCTATGTAGACACAGCAGTAAGCAACCTTGTGGATTCTGCACCTGCTACGTTAGATACTCTAAACGAACTAGCATCTGCATTAGGCGATGATGCTAACTTCTCTACCACAGTAACTAATAGCATTGGCACAAAGTGGACTGAAGATGCGACTAAGATTTCTAACTGGGATACAGCCTATAGTAACACCACCAAAATAGCCACCACGTCCTCTGGCATAGACGTTACTGGGAACATCGTAGTAAGCGGTACAGTAGACGGTCGTGATGTATTGGCTGACGGTACTAAGTTAGACCTAATAGAAGCTAACGCTACTGCTGACCAAACAGGCGCAGAGATAAAGTCAGCCTATGAAGCTGTGGCAGACACTAACGCATTTACTGATGCTGAAAAGACAAAGCTATCAAATATAGAAGCAAGCGCAGACGTAACGGACACAGTTAACGTAACTGCCGCAGGTGCATTAATGGATTCAGAAGTAACTAACCTAGCACAGGTTAAGGCTTTTGATTCTTCTGATTATTTAACAGCCCATCAAGACATCTCAGGAAAAGCAAACTTATCAGGTGGTACGTTCACTGGCAATGTTAACGTACAAGATGCGTTATTGTCTGCTAACACTGGAAGTCAACAGCCTTTTTTCAAAGTAAGTACAGTAGCGGCTAGTGGTAGTGCAGGTGTGTTTGTTGATGGTGACATTGTAGTAAATGGCACAGTCGATGGCGTAGACATAGCAGGACTAAACACTACTGTAGCAAGTAAAGCAAACTTATCAGGTGCTACCTTTACTGGCGATGTAAGCATTGGAACTCTTCCAAGTAACCCAGAAAATCTTTCTGTAACAGGTGTGGCTAACTTATATGGTGGCGCAAATGTAACAGGTAATATTGCAGTTGCGGGTACAGTAGATGGTAGAGACGTGTCAGTAGATGGTGCTAGATTAGATACAATTCCTTATCATAGAGTTAGAGATGATAGGATAAGTTCTTTTAATCAGCAACTTGCCTTAACAACAGCAAATGTAAACTTAGGGCAATATCAAAACTTATATCACCCAAGCACCCCTGTAGAAACTATGCGTTTTGTTGATGTAGAGTGGAGTACACTTTGGAGTTATATAAGCACTACTAATAACGACATTAGGCTTTCTTTATATCTCACTGTCCCAAGCACTGTCTCAGCCGTTAGTATAGGTACTGCTAATGGTTTTTCACCTTCGTCCTATTATAGCGTACGGCAAAGTAATGAGGCGTGGTATTGGGTTTCAGGAAATTACGAACACTTATTCACAGAGTTCGGTAGAATATCTCAATCTAGTTCAGGCAATATTAAACAGCAAGTTCTATCGGTACAGTATCAATCTGATGCGGATAGAACATACTTCTGCGCTACAAACACTACAGCACCTATAGTAACTGGCGATACTGTTTACTTCCACCCTTATGGGTGGCAAAACGTAAACACACAGCTTCTTGTTTATAAAGACATTGCTGAAAGATATAGGTCAGGGACTGAACGACATAATGTTAGTTTTAAACTGCCCTACACCGATGATACTTTAATTTACAAGTTAAATATTAAAGAACTGTCTTCAACTGATTCGGCTATCATTAAAGATGCACGAGTAAGAATAACAAGCACAGGAATATAAGTATGATTGTTGGATATAGCAAACTAAACAGCGAGGGTAGAGTGGTAGAGGTTATACATCAAGAATGTTCTACAGAAGAAGAATCTCTTCAAGTAGCAGAAGCCCTTGTTACAGCATCTATTGACGATGAGACTGTTGGTGAAGTTTATCGCGGTACAAGATATGGCGATGATGTAGTTTATAATATAGTACACGAAATACCTCGATAATTCTTAGGAGAACAACATGGTAACGGAAGAAACAAAACAAGCTGTAGACGTATTCGCGGCATCCACAGGTGTGATGTCACTAGCGGCTTGGTTGCCTCCCGTTGCTAGTTTATTTACTATTGTCTGGCTAGGTCTTCGTATCTATGAATCAGAAACAGTGCAAAAGATTGTACATAAGAAGTGAGAAAGTTATTTTGTTTATTAATGATGTTGTCTTGGGTAACATTAGCGGACAACGCGCAAGAGGGTAGTCTTAACACTTATCATGGTGAAGACTCGACTACGAATAGTAATAACAATACACAAGATGACTCGGTAAGTAATACATATAACGGAGCAGGAAGCAGTAGCGAAATACCAGTAGGCTCTGCTATTAGTCCTAGTTACATGAGTAGTGGTATGGACACTTGCCTTAAAGGTTCAGGTGGTTCTTTACAGACAGTAGGTGTAGGCTTCTCTAGTGGTACTTATGAAGTTGATCCTAACTGCGATAGACGTAGAGATGCTAAGTTACTAGCAGACTTAGGGATGAAAGTAGCGGCAGTGGCTAGGATGTGTGAAGCAACAGAAGTATGGCGTTCGATGTTCTTGTCAGGTACACCTTGTCCTCTGTTGTTAAATGGTAAGTTGGTTGTAGGTAAACGTGCAGTGTTGGCTATGAAGAGACAGCCTGAGGTTTACATTCCTGATTACAACAAAGATACTAAAGAGTGGTACAACATAATACTAAACATAGGAGAAGAGGACACGGATGAAGAAGATACTACTACCTCTATTATTGCTAAGTTCCGCACTACAGGCAAGTGAGAAAGACAATCTACTAAACACCTCTTCTGATATTGTCAATCAGATTACTACAGGTGTTACATTAGTAGGGGCGGCTACAGAGTATGCACATCAAGGTGATGCTTTATCATCAGGTACTTTATCTACCACTGCTCACATTAGCGAAGCACAAGTAGATGCTTATAACCAAGCATTAGATAACTTTGTAAATAACTATCAGCCGTATGGTGATGTTAAAGCTGTATTAGAAAACAAAGCTATGGGCGAACTAGAGTTGATGGATGAGGCGATAGGACGTTTCACTGAAGCTGTAGTTGATATGAGTACAGTGTTGCAGGTTAACGAAAGAATAGAAGAAGCTGTAACTCCGCAACAAGAAGCAGAGGTACAGACGTTTGTAACAGAGAGTGCTTCAGTGTTGCAAGTAGAACAAGAAACTGTTGACACGTATAACCAATCTGTAGATGAGATTGAGACCCATGCTAACAACGCTAGTGCTTACTTAGCTGTAGCAGGTTCAGAAGAAGCTGTAGCTTTCTTAGAGCAGGGTATTGAGAATGCTAACACTACAGCAGAGCAGACTAATATATTCTATGATGCTAATGCACAGTGGGTAGCAATGGGATATAACACTACACGAAACCTTACAGCTGTATATCTTAATGGTAATGATAACATGGGTTTAGACCTTTACATCACAGAGGCTGATATATTAGCGGCAGGTAGTGAGTCAGAGTTTTTCCAAACCAGTCCTGTAGCACAGGGCTATAAATGTTTTATGTATAACGAGGGATGTAACGAACTATGAAGCTATCAGAAACTGAGTTGACTATTGGCGGTGTTAAGTTAAAAGGTATTTATATAGCGGTTGTATTATCATTAGCAACTACAATAGCTTCAGCAGTGTGGACTGCAAGTAGCTTATATTCTCGTTTAGCCATCGTTGAGAAGAAAGCATCTGCTGTTAAAGCAACAGTAGAGAAAGTACAGCTTATAGAGCAAAGACTTGAAGACAACGATGTAGGGCAATTAAAGGGTAAATTAGCCACTTTAAAGACTAGCCTAGATACCCTAGTGGTACAGCAGAAGAACCTCTTAGAATTGAAAGGAGACGTTTCTGAGCTATCTAAAGACATAGAGTCTATCAAAGGCACTGTGGCTAAAGCTGAAGTCATTACAAAAGATGTAGGTGATGTAGGCGATAGCTTGAAGGAACTGAACACAGAAGTAGATAACCTTTGGGAAGGTCTTGAATATCTTTCCAATCCATTGAAGTAGGAGTTAACATGCCTAAGAAGAAAGACCCAAGACTAGCTAGAGCAGGTGTCTCTGGTTATAACAAACCTAAGCGTACACCTAACCATGCTAAGAAGTCACATGTTGTTGTGGCTAAAGAAGGGGATAAGGTTAAGACTATTCGCTATGGTCAACAGGGTGTTAAAGGGGCGGGTAAGAATCCTAAGACTGCATCGGAGAAAGCAAGACGTAAATCATTCAAAGCCAGACACGCTAAGAACATATCTAAGGGTAAGATGTCAGCGGCTTACTGGGCTAATAAATCTAAATGGTAGGAGAAGACTATGCCACAAGGTAAAGGTACATACGGAAGCAAAGTAGGAAGACCACCTAAGAAAAAAGAAAAGAAAAAGAAGAAGATGAAGAAAGGATAGCTAAGAAAACAGCTAGGTATAGAAAATAACTAAGAGGCTAACATGGGACTTGAAACTGTAGACGAGAACGGTAACGCTAGGATACATCAGCTAAGAGAAGCCAATCCGCTAGGTACTGATCATAAGAATCAGGGCGATGATCACATTCGTAATATTAAGAAAGTTATTAAAGATCAATTTAGTGGTATCGCTAGTGATACTAGTTCACCATCTGTGGTTGCAACCGCAACTGAGTTAAATCACTTAGACGGTGTAACCAGTAATATTCAAACTCAACTTAATGCAAAGCTAGAATCATCAGGTACTATTGCAAATGCAACTAACGCGGCATCAGCAGTAGTCTTAGCTAACGCTAGGTCTATTGGTTTAACTGGCGATGTGTCAGGGAGTGCTACTTTTAATGGAAGTGCTAATATCTCAATAACCGCTACAGTAGCTGATGATAGTCACAGCCATGTCACAGGTAACATAGATGGTTTAGACACTGCTTTAGCAGGTAAGTTAGGAATTGGTGCAACAGCCGCTGATTCGAATAAGGTGGATGGTAAGCACGTTTCTGTCGTTACATCTATGCCCGCTTCTCCAGATGCCGACACCATTTACTTTGTAACAGGTTAAGCTATGCCAACTTTAAAAGTAGGAAACACTGAGGTTGAGGACGTTCGTGTAGGTAGTACTGAAGTACAGTCAGTGTACGTAGGAAGTACTGAAGTATGGTCTAGAGGTACAGTATATTCAGGGGTTACTTCCTATAATCAACAGTCAGGTAATTGGTATGAAGGAACTTACACGAATACTTATAGCAGTTTATCACTTACACCTACAGCATTTGTAGTGGCTGATAGCTCAGGCAATATACCTAATATTACTACGCTTCAGTATCATGAGTACGAACTAAATCCATCTAACTCGTACTTAGAGTATGAGCATTTGAACTTTGTAGTTAATGGTCTTGTTCCAAATAGCGGATGGGATTCTATACACACAGTTAGAAGTGGTCAGAGTTTCGGATCACATTTCTATAGATCAGATGCATTATATAGTCAAGCAAATGGTAAGACTTACTGGCAGTGGGACATTACATCTAATCCTTTCGGCACATCTAGTAACCAAACATATATTGTCACAATTAAGAATTAATATTTATTAGGAATGTTATGGCTTACAAAAAGATAGAAATAAAAAGACCACGTGGTATAAACCTTGATTTGTCTCCTTATGCTATGCCTAATGAAATATGGAGTGATGGTTCTAACGTAACATTCAGACAGGCTAAAACTAACGTAGCCTTAGGATATTCTGAAGTTTATGGTACTCAGTATGATTCAGGAAGTAATCCAATAGCTAATACAACTGTCGTTGGTCATCCGATGATTGCAGTTCCGTGGACAGACTTTGACTCTAACTATTGGTTCTATGCTAACGATACTGATATCTATCGTATTGGGTCTGACGGTAGTCATACTAATGTTACCAGAACATCTGGAGACTATACTGGAGATTATGATGATGGTTGGACATCAACACTGTTTAACGGTGCTTTACTATTTAATAACGGAGATGATGTTCCTCAGTTCTATAATGAAACTACAGGTAAGTTTGAAGCTTTAACTGGTTGGTTGGCTAATGAGCGTTGTGGTGTTGTACGACCCTTTAAGAACTTTCTTATTGCATTAGATTTATTTGATACAAACAATAGTCAGTCGTATACTTCAAAGGTATTGTGGAGTGACACTGCTCCATTAGGTGGCGTACCTACATCTTGGGACACTGGAGACCCTGCTGTACAGGCGGGATATAACATATTACCAGATACTCAAGGTAAGATCGTAGACGGAAGATCGTTAAATGATACGTTCTTTATTTATAAGAATGATGCTGTATGGGCTATGCAGTTTATTGGAGGTAGCCTTGTATTCTCTTTCAGAAAGGTATTTAGTGATGGTTCAGGTATCTTAGCTAGAGATTGTGTCACAGAATACGAAGGTAAGCACTTTGTTGTAGGTGTTGATGATGTTTATATTCATGATGGTACAGCTAAGAAGTCTGTCATTACTAACCAAATGCGTAAGGCTTTATATTCTCAGATTAACCCAGACCATACAGACAAAGTTAAATGTGTTCACGACTCTAAGAACAGAGAAGTAGTAATTCATTATCCTTCTGTGGACAGTCCTACAGGTGAGTCAGACAAAGTAATTATTTACAACTATGAGTCAGATGCGTGGACACAACGAGATGTTAACAGAATAGCCTTTATTGGTGTAGGTCATGTAGAAAGTAGTGTAGGTGAACCTGAAGGTTGGGACAGTGATCCTTATGCTTGGGATGAAGACGGTTCATTCTGGGGTGAAGAGTCTTATAACCCCTCTCGTAATGACTTGTTATATGTTAAACATGGAGATGCTAATAACGATTCTGGTTTCTTTATAGGTGAGTCGGGGCTTAGTATTAATGGTGTAACATACAAACCTTTTGTTGAACGTATTGGTTTAGACTTTGAAGACGATAAAGGTTATAAATATATCAACGCTATCTACCCACACTTTGATGGTGAAGGTACAGTTAACATCTACACAGGCACTGAAGAAAGTCAAGGTGCTGGTATTACATGGTCACAGCCTCAAGAGTTTGTAATAGGTGAAGACTACAAAGCTACCTTTAGAGAAAGCGGTAGATACATTGGAATTAGGATAGAGTCAAAGACTGATAATATCTGGGGATTAACTGGATACTCTATTGAGTATAGCTATGAGGGAAGACAATGAGTAAGTATATACCATTACCGCCTCCCCAAGAAACTGAGTCTGTTCCTTTATATTTGCAGAATGAATTGCAAAAGATATCTCAAGCTACGGATATAATTGAAGAAAGATTAGATACTGATACTACAGACAGTCTTGCCTCTAATTGGCAGACAGTGGATTTAAACACTGTGCAAACTAAGGATTACAACCTTACGTATGACCACTACAGTAAATCATCTTCTAACAGACCCACTACTTCTCCTGATAATGCTAACGCTGTTCTTACTGCTAATACACACTCTGGTAACTATCGTCATCAGCTTGCCTTTAACTCTGATGAAAAGTTCTATCATAGAGCGCAACAGAGTGGTACTTGGGGGGATTGGGGGCGAGTAGTTGTCAATGGCGCAGATAACAATTTACAGCTAAGGGGAGGCAGTACCACCGTTTACCTACGAGACACAGACGCAAACTCTTCGATGCTCCATTGTAACTCTAATAGATTTTATATCTTACGAGGCGGCAACGATTCAACCACATGGTCTCAAGTAGGTGGCCACTGGCCTGTTTTCTGGGACTTGACAAACAACAATGCATACTTTGGTGGTAGTATAACTGAGTATTCAGATGCGAAGCTAAAAGAAAACATCAGACCTATTGGTAACTCAATGGAGATGTTCGATAAACTTGAGGCCAAGCGTTACAACATGATTGATGGCGGTAAAGCTGATATTGGTTTTATTGCACAAGATGTACAAGCGGCAGGTTTAGATGAAGTTGTTATTGAAAGTGAAGACAAAGACGTAGAAACAGGTGAAGTGTTAGGTACAACTTTAACCTTAAACTACACACACATGACCCCTGTTCTATGGGATGTCGTGAAAGAACTTAAAGCTCAAGTTGAAAGCTTGAAAGCAGAAGTAGAAGAGCTAAAAGGTAATTAGATGTATAGAGTAAGCTTAGTAAAAGACGTTGCAGAAATAGAAAAGAATCAGAACGTAATCATTGAATACCTTCTTAAAGTACTTGACAAGTCTCCTGAGTTTACTTTAAAGTCAGTGCTACAGAATATACAGAAAGGACATAGCCAGTTGTGGTTGGTCTATAGAGATGAAGAAGTACTAGGGGCTATAGTTACACAGAAAGTTACATACCCTGTTAAGGAAAGATTGCTTATACATTTATGCGGTGGTAAAGATATTAAAGAGTGGCTTGATCTTTATATGGAAACTGTTGAAGAGTGGGCGAAAGAAAAAGGGCTAGGTGGTGTTGAGATAGTAGGTAGAAAAGGATGG